CGCCAACTTCTCGTTGCACACGGTGTCTGAAGGAAGGTGGTACAAAAGCCCCTTCTCGATAGAATCATGTTCCAAACGAGCGACAAAAGAACCAACATCGGCATTATACACCCAGGCGCGTTTCAAAAACGTAATGTCCTGGATATCCACAAACGGGATGCTTTCTGATTCTTTGTCAGGCATGGTGTACACCACTCCAATCTTGGCTAATTCTCTCTGAATCACACCATGATCAAAGTTTTCCACCAACGGGCTCACACCCATGGCATTATCATCACCATAAGTAATGAGTGCGCAGTAGTCACGAAACTTAGTAAGCTCGTGATCACTTTGCCGCCACGCATACCGCACATACAAACTGTTAGCAATACAGTTAATAATGACGGTAAGGATGTGTCCCGAAGGATTTGATCCCCAAAACTCGACAAGATCTCCATCAAAGTCAGTCAGTGCGAACACAATGTCCCACTTCATGGTCATGACTGTAAGCATCTGCTCCTCCGTATATCCAGCTGCGCGCAATATCTTTTCAAGGACACTGAAGGCAGCTAACATCATGGCAGGAGACATCTTCTTGTCAAATTTGGAATAGTCTCCAGCAATCAAACGTTTTGTGCCAAACTTAGTGAGCCAGTGGTAAAACTGACACCACTCAAGAGAGGTTGCGTTTGTGCCGGGGGCTGCTTCAAAAACGAACTTGTTCTTTTGGATGCAACGCACCAGTCCCAAAAAGTACTGGCGCATCAACAAACCCAACGGACAATTGCCCGCGGAAAACAAGCGCGTCTTCTGCGCTTCCACCTTAGCAAGGGAAATCACCTCATCCTTCTGATGTGCACGGAAAATTGCCATGCACCTCTCGCCTCTGCGATACTTCTCATGCATCACATCGACTCGGGCGTGAATTTCTGGTGTGAAATCTACCAGATCCTCCCATTGCTCCACCTGTCCATGGTGAATTAAGTAATTGTTTTTTGGGGCGTTCCAAGGAAAACCCATCGAAGATTTTAAATTCATTCGATCAATATACTTGACACCAGTCAGACCATTCAGAGCGGCTCGCTCCGTGATGACCTTGACATCATCCAACGCGCCCTCAGGCAGATTGGTCAGAATGTCATTGACAAAAGCTTCTACGCATTCATCAAGTACTGGACAGTTGATGTTGTGGTCCTGCTGGACCACATCGACGCATGCCGTGCGCCACGGTTTCCAGCTGTTTAGAACTGGAGCTCCAACTTTGACCTCATATCCCACATCCAACATAGCGTCATGGATGAAAGTCTTGGTCACTTTGGATTTGCCCTTCGCTCGGAAACCCGGAAGTGATCCGTATACACTAGCTGTTCCTTCCTCAATGAAGCGGAAGGTGCTCTTCTTGTGCAACGGCAACAACTCAATGGGGTTACCGGAGGCGTCGCGCAGGTCAGGCTCACCTGCCTGCACCTGTTCGACTTTAAGAAAATCACGAGCAGTCTCGTAAGATTCTTTAGGCAATACAACAGCTGCCACGCTCTTAGTCCACCCACCAATGATGTGGAGACCAAGTAGCACAGGCCCCATCGGTGGAAACCCCAAATAGGGAGATCCACAATGCCCAGACTCAGTAATAATCTCACACAAACCTCTGTATGCGATAATTTCTGGAATCTCGTCCGACGTCTCAACGGAATTTTGGAGCGCACGCAATGTGTATCGCTCGTCAACGCCCTGAGCGTCTCTCGACAAAAAAGTTGCTTCGCAGCAAGTGGTAAACCTCTCACTAACAAGCAACCCCGAAATCGAGGCGCGTGGAGGCACACATCGCAACCTAAAAAACACCAAATCGTGCTTCGGGTCGCGATAGAAGTCCCCTGGGTGCATAGTAGTCCTAAAACTATCTCCTACACCTGGTTGATGATCGCTTTGCTTCACCGCAAATGCCACATCTTCCACAGGAACATTGTGACTATTCGTCACATACAGCTGACTTTCCAAACATAAAATGCGGAAAGTTCTACCAGCTGTCTTGCCTCCTTTCTGGTACGTGCTCTGTACGTACATGATATTTCTCGCAACCCGTTTTTCAACCTGGTCACGAGGCATATCCTTCCATGATCTCGTGAGAGGCGTGTAATCAAATTTACACGGCTTATACTCATCACGATACCAAGGGTTGGGCTTATCATCCTTCTCAAAGGATTCAGACTCCTCATCTCCCTGTGTCTTACCGGTCTTCTTCTTATT